TTCCTGGCTCTATGGTTGAACAAGTTCTCCAAGAATCTTTTGGTATGGGTGAGGCTCCTAAGCGGGAAACCGTTAGGGAGCCCTTACTATCTGAACAAGAACTTCTTCAAGAAAAAATTACTAGTCTACGAGAAGAATTAGTTGAGACTATTAATAAGTTAACTTCCTTGGTTTCTGAGATGGCTGGTATGGCCCCTTCTGTCGGTCAAACTGTTACTCAGCATGGCATAAGTGCCCCAACAACTAAAATTAGGAGAACCCGTGGACGTTCTAAGCGTACTCCAATTGTTAAATGAGAAGAAAAGTAGCCGTTATCCTTCGGGGAGAGGTACTTATAAGACCAAGGGAAAGAGCGGCAATTTAGCTATTAAATCCAGAGTTAAGGTTTATGGAACTATTAAAAAAGCTTTACAGGCGCAAGGGCCAGGACACATGTTCTCCACTAAAGGATCTAGACGATTGTATGTCATTTCTAAAAGGACACACGGAGGAACAGATAGTGAATCAGTGGTTAGCGGAAGGATAGCAAAAGGATTTACCCCAGGAAGTGCTACGCCTAGTGCTGATTGGGGATCGGTAAAAGATCATGCATCTAGAACTAGTCACAAGTATGCTGGTAAGAAGGCTAAGAAGCTTTCTGCCAAATCTAGAAGGGAAGCCCGTAAGGGTAAAAAGTATAAGAAAAAAACACATAAAGCTAGAGGACAAAAATGAAATTATTAGAAGACACATTTATTATTGAAAATTTACAAATATTAAACGAAGATAGTAAAGCAGGGCTTATGAAAATTAGGGGCTGTTTTCAGAGAGCAGATGAAGCAAATAATAATAAAAGAATTTATAAAAAACCTCTTCTAGAAAGAGAAATAAATAAATTAGCTGAATCTATTACCGAAAGAAGATTGATGGGTGAACTTGATCATCCACAAAATGATTCTGTCAGGCTTTCTAATGTATCCCACTTGATTACTGGTCTTAATATGAAAGGTAATGAGGTTATTGGTGAGGCTGAAATATTGGATACCCCTTCTGGTAAGGTAGCTAAAGCTCTTATTGAAGGTGGGGTTAAAGTAGGTATCTCCTCCCGTGGTATGGGTACGGTAACTGAGGAGATGGATGGTAAAAAGTATGTTAACGAAGACTTTAAGTTAATTACTTGGGACTTAGTGGCAGACCCCTCAACCAGAGGTGCTTATCCTGGACTTACAGAGTCTACCCAGATCCAAGAGATCATTGATAGAGTCCTCCCAGAAGCTAAAAAGGTTAAGAACTTTACTACTCTTCTCAAGGAAGCGGTAATTACTGAAATAGTAGCTTCAAGGAAGGATCTACCAGATCCTGGTAGGAAAAAAGGTCCTGCAAAATATGTACCTCCTAAAGTTGAACCAACTAGAAAGGCACCTCCCCCTTCCTTAGATCCTCATAAAAGATCTGTACAAAATTCTTCCACCCAATTCATTAACTTTATGAGAGATAAGTTGATGGAAGCAAAGTATATGGGAGATCCCAGAACTAGACAGTTAAAAAGAGGTAGAGCTTATGCTAGGGCTGCTGCCGCAGGGGGACCTAGAGCTATAAAAAGAGGAAAGCAAGGTCATGGTTTTAATACTACTAGATGGGCTGAAGATGAAATTAAACAAGCTCATGATAAGGGAAAGAAAGTTCCTAGCAGAGGATCACAATCTAATGCCCCTAGATCTAAAGTTCAGGCAGCTACTAAGCGTAGACGGGAAGTTCATCCCTCCAGGGGCGTAGGAAGGGAGACTAGAAGAGATGCAGCAGCAGATGCGGCTCAAGATAAAATACGCAGACAGGCCCCTGGAGATCGGTAAACAAAAAATAATAAAAAACACCTCTATTAATATGGGGTGCATACATATAAACAGATAGGAGACTTATTTATGTCAGACAAAGTTAAAGATATTGCAGACCTACTGCCTGAAGGAATGAGCGAGGAGCTTATTACTGAAATTGCAAAGGTTATGCAGGATGTTATTTCCGAAAGGATTGATGATGAAATGGATGTTCTTACGCATAAAGTTCATGCATTCCTTCGTCATCAAATGGATACTATCCAAGAGGCTGCCCTTGATGAGCTTTCTGAGTCGCATGAGATTTATCGTGACGCTCAAGCTCTTAAGGATATTAAATCTATTCTCTCTTTCGAGATAGAAAGAGAAGATATTGATCCTATAGTATCTCAAGTTAATGAAGATATTACTAAAGTTCATGATAACAATGATATTCTTGTACAAGAATTATCAGAATCTATTAAAGACAATCAAAGATTAGAGAGAGTTATTGCTAATCTTGAAGATAAAATGATCTCCTTAAATGAAGGATTAAATCAACTCCAAGGGGACAATAATTCCCTTAGAGAAGAGTTAAATAGTGATTTCGAGTCCACGGAAAAAGCTATTATTATTAGAGAAAACGTGGACGACAACGCGAAGGACGAAACTTATACTATTGAAAATAGTAATCCGTTCCTGACCGACGAAGTTATGGCTTTCATGCCTCACAATAATAACTAAAACGGATTTTACTATGATTGATAATGAAATTATGGAGCCTGGAGCCGATAACGAAACCGTCTCTAAGTGGGCTCCTGTCCTGGAAGGGATAGAGGATAGCTATGTGCAGAGAGTAACTGCTCAACTTTTAGAAAACCAAGCCAAGGCTATCATGTCTGAAAGACTTGATGAGGCTTTCCCCACCGATAGTGCTGGTGCTACGGGAACCCAAAACCTTGGTACTTTTCAAAAGTTTGCATTCCCTCTTGTTCGCAGAGTGTTCCCCGAACTCTTAGCTAACAAGGTTTGTGGAGTGCAGCCCATGAGTGGTCCTGTGTCCCAAATTTTCTACCTCGGCTCTGGTCGTGGACAAGGTGCTAGAAGTGATACCTTATACAGCAAGTACAACCTCACTTGGGGTGGTCTTGAAACGAGTGCCATTGGTGGTCTTGGTAGCTCCATGGAGACCTATGCTGCGGCATTGGATGTCAACCAGATGGGCCTTGGTGCTGGTCCTGGTTCGCCTTCTGGTACCTACGGTGGTAAGATAGCTGATTTCCCAGCGTCCTCTACCGCTCAAGGGCACAGTACTTGGGGATTCTCCATGAGTGCTGGCGAACTTCTTGCTGGTACTGGAATTCCCGATATGACATTCCAGATCGAGCAACAGCCTGTTGTCGCTCGTACCCGCAAGATGAGAGCCCTTTGGACTCTTGAGGCTTCTCAAGACCTTAAGGCTTATCATAACCTTGATCTTGAGCGTGAACTTACTGATCTTCTTTCTAACGAACTTCGTCTGGAAATTGATCGTGAACTCATCGAAGATCTTCGTATGATTGCTTACGATGTTGATACTAATATTGGACCGTTTAGTAGAACTAACCTTGATTGGGGTAACAGTAATAACTTCCAAGGGTTTACTGGGACAGGCCCTCCCGAAGATTCTAATTTCGGTGATTTCATTAATGGTCCTGATATGGCTGGTCTTCCTACTAGCCCTGCTGGATCTGACCTTAATGTTTTCCTTATGGATTGGGGTGCTTCTTCTTTAAACTTTGCTCCTCGTCATGTTGGAGATGTATATGCCAACCTGCTTGCACTGATTAACATTGCTTCACAAAGTATTTACAAGAGTACTCAGCGAGGTCCTGGTAACTGGATTATTTGCGCTCCTGTTGTCGCTTCGATGCTTGAGTCTTCGGCTAAACTTCAGGGTGGCATTGATCGCGCAGATGCTCCTACTAACATGGATAAGAATGCTATTGCTTATGTTGGTAAATTCATGGGTCGCTACGATCTTTATGTTGATCCGCTGTATCCTGAGGACGAGATCCTCATGGGTTACAAGGGGTCTAGCCCGATGGACGCTGGTTATGTGTACGCTCCGTACATTCCTCTCCAGGGTCTGCCGAAAGTCGTTGATCCCAACACTTTCCAGCCCAGAAAGGGTCTGATTACTCGTTATGGCAAAGCTGCTATTACCCCGTCATCTAGATTCTATCGTATTATTCGATTCTCTGGTCCTACGGGTCTGCTTGGTGGTTGGACCACGCAGAACACTGCTAATACGGCAATACCCACAGTGTAAGTAAGTAAGTAATTACTGATAATTAACAATAAGGGGTAGACTTGAAAAAGTCTACCCCTTATTTCTTATCTTAAGGCTATATAAAGTAGAAAGATGTATAAGTATAAAAGCACCTGTAGATTTAAAATGCTAATTTATTCTGGCCCAGAGATCCTTGAGGTATTACCACAACAGATAATAGAGTCTACCATTTTAATAGAGCATCCTTATCTACGTAGATTAGATGATCAAGAAAATACTACAACCTCTAAGAAAACATATCCTAAAAAAAGCAAAAAGGTAACTACAACCGATGGCATCAATAGGCAAACCAATAATTAGTACTTGGGGTGACTCTGGAGCTAGAGTTCCTATCTCTAATAATATATTAGATCACCAACCCTTAGGTGATATTAATCCTGATAAGCTTAATAAGACTACTGGAGATAGTGAGATAGAGTTTAATGGGTTTGAGGAAACTATTAATAGTTTTGTTATGGCTAGAATGGGACACCCTATTGTTCGGGTGGAGCTAACTCCATACCAAATAAAAACATGTATAGATGAATCTATTACTAAAATATCTTACCATGCCCCGAAATGGTCTACTCAGTATGCTGTAATGGATGCTTCCGCTGGAGTAAATCTCTACACATTACCTACTTGGCTTGCTAATAATATAACTAATGTAGTATTTAAGAAGTCTTTATTAAGTATCCAGGCTCAGGCAGGAACACTAGAATTTGACTTTTTTATCAAATACTTTAATGATAACTATCTCTTTAATAATTTTAGTATAGGTGATTACTATCTTCTCCAATCCACTATGGAGATGACTAGAAAGATTTTAGGTCAGGACGGTTCCTGGGAGATTATTAATGGTAAATATCTACAGTTACTTCCTCCACCATCTACCACACCAGAACGAATAATTATAGAGTACCGTGCCTTGGATACCAACACTATGGCACCAGCGTACATAAATTGGATACATAAATATGCATTAGCTTGTGCTAAAGTTGTCTTGGGAGAGATTAGAAGTAAGTATGCTGTAATTCCTGGGCCAGCAGGAGGGGCTCAAATGAATGGTCAGGCACTTATACAAGAAGGTAATCAAGAAAAAGAACTTCTAATGAATGAGTTACTAAATGAGCTAGAAGAACCTCCGAGATTCAGCACATACTAATGGCTATAAATAAAAAATTTAAGGTCAGTACCCCTATGCCTCCTCTCCCAGAACTTCTGGGTGGCACCGAACTTAGCTTATTTGATCAGACTAATAATGATATTAATTTATTTAATTTAGTTGATGATGAGATCATAAGACTAGGGGGTTCAGAATTAAATTATTATAAGTTTAGATTAGGTGAAGATTATGATAATGTTTATCTAGAAACTAGGAGTAAGGTACTGGATATAGAGCCTATTAAAGTATATGGACATTATAATCCTACTCTTTTAGAGGAGTCCTTATCTGAGTTTGGTATCGAACTTCAAAACGATCAGATATTTATATTTAATAAATCTTATATTGAGCAGAAGATAACTAGGTCCCCAGAGGCAGGAGACATAATAGAGCCAGCGTTTCAGAACCAAAAGTATGAAATTTATCAGGTTCAAGAAGATAGTTTTGAGCTATATGGAGTTTACCATATGGCTTGTTCCGCTAAACTTCTTAGAGATAATGAAGAGACTCATAATGAGAACTTACCAGATCGGAGTGATAATCTTGGGGGGTATATAAGTCTTGACGAATAAAGAAGATGTTTATACAGGTAAAACTATACCAGAAGTATTAGATTTTACTTACGAGAATTTAGGGACGGATACTAGTAGTGCTGGTAGATCTGCTAGGTATTTAATGAATAATTATATAGTAGAGGCTACTAAAAACTCTACGCTATCCCCCTTTGTATATAAAGAAGTTCTTCGTTCTCTTATTACATCTTTTGGTAATGTTCATTATGTAAATGGTAATGACAAATTAACTAGAGTTACTGCCCATCACTCCGCACCAGAACGGGCAGTGGCTAAAAAGTTTCAAGAAAATAACATGGTTTTACCTATCATTACTGTGCATCAAACGGCTGCTAAGAATGATGAGAAAAAGCGTAGGTATGATAATGTTCTTATACAATCGTCTGTGTGGAATGAGGATATTCAACGGGCTGAAAGGACAATAGGTACTGCTGATGTGCCTGTCAGTATATCGTATTCGGTGAATTTATGGGCTAAGTATATGGAAGATTTAGATCAAATTTCTCAATCCGTAAGACTAAAATTCAACCCTAGTCTCCACCTAAAAACATCATTTACTAATGGTTTAAAATGCTTTTTATCAGATGAAAGCAGCAATAACACTATAAATGCAGGAGATAGGGAGGATAGACTTCTTAGAAAATCTTTTACAATAACTACAGAGTTCTTTATCCCTAGTCCAAAATACAAGGTTACCTCTACTGGCAGGGTAGAGAGCATCGTATCTGAATTATGGGTTTCCTGAAAAAATAAATACTGATATAGTTCTGAAGTAGATAAATAGTAATAGGAGAGCGATATGAAAGTAATAAAAAATGATTCTTATACAGGTAGACAAATTATTATATCTACCCCACAGGGACCTCACTCTAAGTGGCTGGCCCCTAGGGAGAGTATAGCAGTCCCAGAATCTGCTCTTACTAACACAGTAAAAAACTTAGCTAAAAGGCGAGTTTTAAAAATTACTAACGCATAAGGAAATAAGACATGGCATCATTTGTGAGTCCTGGAGTTTATATTGTAGAGAAGGATCTGAGTGACTACCCAGCCTCCATCAACCCCTCTGTGGTGGGCGTGGTTGGCTTTAGTAATAGTGGGCCTGTCAATAAGGCTACTCTAATAACCTCGCAGGAGCAGCTAGTACAGACGTTCGGTAACCCTTCTGAGGGCATTACGGGACAAGGGCTTGAAGGCAGTATAGAAATGTTAGAGGCTACAAACTCTCTGTATTATGTTAGGGCTGTTGGTAGCGATGCTGTGGATGCTTCCTCTACTATACAGCTAGGTAGCTGCCCAGCATTTGCTGTGGCATCTGGTCACTTCGGGCAATCTAATGCAACCTCTGGTCTTTATTTAGAAGTTCAGGTGAATGTAGATGGTACAGATATATTTAATACACCAAAGACATTTAATATTCCTGCTGGTACTGTTACTGGTAGCACTTCTCAAAATAGACAAGCTATTGCACTTAAAAAGATTATAGGTGGTGGAATGGACGGTGCCGCTGTGGGTTCATTTTATGATACTGTTGCTGGTTCTTGGGTTTCTGGCACTGGATTGGATTATGGGTATGTAGCTGCTGGTTACGCAGGATCAGATGTAATTCTTACAGCTTCCGCTTGGACTGATACTACTAAGACTGTTGGGCAACCAGTATTACAAGATATTAATGGTAGTGGTGGTGTAAACCTAAAACACTGGACTTGGCGTAACAAATTAGCAGCTTCCTCTGTGTCCGTCACTGGAATTAGTTTTAATACTGCTGGGGCTGGTGGAATAGCTTACTCGGTACAAAGTCTGTACGCTGGTGCTGGCTACAATTTAGGTACCGCAGCAGATGGTACTACTAGTGGGTTCTCTTCGGAGGTCACCAGGACTGGTGGGGATGCAGTAAATCTTCAAATAAATAAGGATGGAGCTACTGCTGAATCATTTAAAATATCCTTAGTCGCGTCTGGTAGTTTTGCAGAAGATGTGATTAACACAGGTGCTACTGATCTTAAATCACAATATATTAAAGCATATTTTACGGCTTCTGGTGCAGATGCATCTCTAAATGCCCTTCCTACATTTGAAAGCAATCTTAGTGCGAACGGGCTTCCTAATCCAAATATTTTGGGTGATGATGGGAGCAATATTAGTGCTGTTGATCCGAAATTTGTTAAGCCCGTTCAAGGGACCTATGGTTTAGCTGGTGGTACTAACGGTAGCCAAACAACAAGTGAAATAATAGGTACCACTGCTGCTAAGTCTGGTATCTATGCATTAGATGATGATACCTTAAATATTTCAATGGGTGTTGTGCCTGGATTTAATGATCAAAGTACACAAAATGCTTTAATTGGATTGGCAGAGAGTTCTCAAAACTTTGTAGCTGTTGTAGCTCCCCCAGAGGGATTAACTACTGTCCAACAAGCAATTGATTGGACTAATGGGCAATCTGATGAGCGTACTGCTGCAATCACTAGTAATTTTGCTGCTGTTTATTGGCCCTGGGTTCAAACTTATGACACCATTGCGGCTAAAGATCGTTGGTATGACCCAGCTATTTATGCTGTCAGGCAGATGGCTTATACAGATGAGGTTTCCGATCCTTGGTTTGCTCCTGCTGGTGTAACTAGAGGTAGATTAACTAAACCTACTGATGTGGAGGTAAGTGTTAATCAAGGGGATAGAGACTCCATGTATAGTGGTGGTAATATCGTTAACCCAATTGTTAATTTCCCCCAACAAGGGCTTATGATATTCGGACAGAGAACCGCACAGAGGAATCCTACTGCCTTGGATAGAGTTAATGTTAGAAGATTGATGATTCAAATTAGAAAGATTATTCTTGCTTCCACTAGAAGATTTGTTTTTGAGCCTAACGATTCTGTAACTTGGGAGAAGGTGGAAAATGTAGTGGTTCCTCTTTTAGATGATATACAAAGAAGAAGGGGTTTAGTGGACTATAGAGTTATATGTGACGAGACTACTAACACGGCTGTTCGGGTTGATAGAAATGAATTATGGTGTAAGATACTTCTTAAACCAACTAAAGCTGCTGAAGTTATTGTCTTTGAGCTTAACTTAGTTAACCAATCAGCACAAATATAAAGGAATATAAATATGGCAAGATCATCTTATTACGCTAATAACTTAAATCGAGATCTAACGAACTCAAAAGGTCTTCCTGTTATCTCTCAGGACCTGGATTCAATTAGGGCATACCAATGGGAAATAACTTTTTTCCCTCCCGCTGATGTAGAGGTCCCCCTAGGATTTTCTAAGCCCCTTACATTAGCTGCAAAGCAGGTAGGTGGATTGGAGCTTTCTGTAGAGGACATAGAAGTTCATAGAGTTAATGATAAAGTATTTTATCCAGGTAGACCATCTTATGGAGAGTTAGAAGTAACTTTTGATAACTTGTTAAAAACTAAAACTGGTTGGCAATTATACAAGTACTTCCAAACTGTTTGGGATCCTATGACGGGTGAGTTTACTACCAAGTTCCTCAATAATCCAGGGTCTTTCAAGTCTAATGTAGAAATTTTAGAAATGAATGGACAGAATGAGCCTATCTCTATGGTAAAATTAGTAGGGGTCTACCCTAAGAAATTCTCTAAAGCAGAGAAGAATTATTCTACTAATGATTTCGATACTGTCTCGGTAACTTTCCGTTACGATTTTCTTGTACAAAAAGGCGATACTATAGGATAGTAACCTATAATAAATATAAGTAAAAACCCAATTCAGCCTTGTGTTCTTGGTTGGGTTGGGTTTTTTTAACGTAATACAATGGATTTTTTCAACGATTTACTAAATAGTTATACTCTTCTTAAGAAAAGAAGCCTTAAGGTTCGTCTGGTTGAACAGGATGAGAATATAAGTTATTTTAAGTTACCCGAAGACGATGCAGCCATAACCCAAACTAACACTACCTTACTAGCGGTATTTGGTCCACAGATAGATCCAGCATCTAAAAAGTCCCAGACTGTAACAGAGGTTGATGTTGGTGCAGACCCGTTGAATTTATTACAGGCTGCTGGAGAAACGGAATCCACCTCCTCTAAGGAGGGCGAAACTTCTGGTGGTGAATCAGCATCTTGTGGAGGGACTATCTATCTTACTGGCAGTAAGATTCCTGTAGTAAAAAAGGATTGCACTACCCACGCACAGGAATTTGGTAAGTATAGAAATTTACTAGTTAGAAGTTATGTTTCTGGGGAGTTGTCTTCCGAAGGGGCTGGAGAAAACACTCCTGAGATGCAGGAAGTGTTGGGTCTTTCCCAGGCTTATGAACTACAAAATTTAGGAGGTCCAAGTTTAATAGGTGCCCTAGCTGATTTATTTAGGGTAGCTCCCAGACTAGGAATTTCAGAGTTAATGAAAGCTAAGGGGACCGCTAATTGGAGAACTATTCCAGTTAAAATATATAACAGTCTTGTTGGTAAGGCTGGGGTTGACCTAGCTACAGAAGAAGATGTTTTTATGGGGGTAGTTACCAAGTATGAAAGACCTCCTACTCCTTATGTAATAGATGCTACTGCTAATTTATCAAAGGTTTTGAATATTATAGATAAGTTTAATCATCAGAGATCTCTGTTTACATATCAGGACGCAGAGTTTGTAAAAAATAATATAATTATATCTAAGTATAAATCGGGACACCACGAACATTTTAAAATATTTGTTAAAGCCAATGAATTAGATGAGTTAGGTATAACATTTGATTGGGAGATGAGAAAGAAGAAAAAAGCTCACCCAGATGACCCCGACGAGAAAGAGTTATCACCTCTACAAGAAACTTTAGAAACTTTTCAACAGAGTTTGCTTACCTGGGGAGAGGGTAAAGGTTTTAGTGAGGACGATTTAAAAATTCCAGAAGCCGATAGAAGTGATTTCGCTTTACAAGGTAAAGCTACTCCACAAAAAATTATCACTGAGGTTTCTGAATCTATGGACACCATAGCTGTTTTGCTTATGCAAAATAATTATAAGGGAGCAACAAAACTATATCGTAGACTTTTAGATAATTTTGGAACTGATATAATGAAAGCTCTTAAACTAAATGATCAAGTTAATTATGGAGAGTTAATAGGTACCGAAGAAACCGAAATTTTAGGAGAATCTTTACAATTAATGGAGGAGCATTTTGGGGGTGTGGAGGATGCGGAAAGTATACAGCAGACATTCCATGCTTTGGTATCTTCTGTATTACGTCATAGAGTGTCCGATATGAAGTCCATGAATCCTGATATGGTTATGCGTGTAGGAAGTCGAAGTGGGGCTGGAGGAGAAGGGGCTAAGAAAGATCAGTTATTAATATACAGGGATTTAGAAAATGCGGAAGCCCATAACACTACTGGGAAACCTATCATTACTGCTCCATTAAGTGAGATACTTACACCAGAAGAATTAAAAACAGCCCAAAAACTATACGGTTTATCTAAAGATGATTTATCGTCTGAGGTACATGTAACTACAGACTCTTTGAAATGGACCATGGACTCAGCAAGAACTAATCTGGGATCAACAGCCTCTATACTAAATGTAACATCAGATTTTGCTACTGGGGACTCTGACTATGTTAGAACTTTATTTAAAGCACAAGGGTTATCTAAAAAATCTCAAGCTTCTGTAATGGATAAATTTAATGATATAAAAGATAGTATAGATTCCTTAAATTCTATGTTTGATCCAAATACAGGCTCTACGACACAGAATGCCAGGGAAACTGCGAGAACATTCCTAACTTCTATTGGTCCAGAGGCTGCTAAATCGTTAGGACTTACTCAAGAAGTATTAAATAAATCTTTAGTAGAGATAAATAAAAGTGGGGACACTGGAGATAAATCCTCTTTAGTGACTGCTTTAAAACAAAAAATAGAGAATAGATTATTACTAAACCAGATTCAGTCTGGAAGTCAGTCTAGTGATCCTGAAGAGTCTGCGGCTTGGAGAGGCGTAGCTACTAGTTATCTTATGAGGGGCTGTTATGATAGTGACAACTCAGACTTTGTGGTTCAGAACTATTTAACAGGTGAAAGATTTCGTTATAATGGGAATAAATATTTAACTAAAGCTATGAAAAAATATATTAAAACTGGTGAGGGTCTTAATATAACTGATTCAGGGTTTTCTATTAGTGGATACTCTGCTAATTTTGCTATGTCTAAGACTGGTAGGAACTCTATGAAAATGACAGGACCAGTTCATGGAAAATCTATTAAGGATTCCTTAGAATATTCTCCAACAGAAATAATGAACAAGCTTTTAGAAGTTCAACAGTTAATGTTCACTCACTTAATTAAAGAATAAAGACCTATCTATACTTAGTAGATCTTTAAATGCTGTTAAGGCATAGTCCTTCAGTATGTATATCACTCTTTTATTGTTAAGCTTTAGTTGATTACATATATGGCTATCTTGCTTAATTAAAACTATAATATCACGACGATCCTGAGCCATCAAGACAATTCCCGATTTATTTGCTTGTTCAGCATCTTTTTCTGTCTGTTTGATGAACTCATAGATCTTAGATTTTGGATTGAGTAGTGAGTATAGGTCCAGATCGTTGTAACCCTTCTTACATTCGATGGTATAGATGAAATTCTTAGGAGTTATCAAATCTCCATGGATTTTTAGATGATCTGGTAGCTTGTGCGTGGTAGCATAGGCACCCGAGCCAGGAGTTCTTTGGAAGTCGGTGGTCTCAAAGTGTTCATTAAGAAGCTTTGCTACCTTCCTTTCAAATGCTGACCCTTTGGCCTTACTATTCTTACGCTTAGGTTTCTTACGCAGATTATCTAAATTATATGTATCTTTCATTATTTTCCTTCCCTTGCTGTACTATTATAGATCATGGTTAGTAACGACTCGTTCACTCCAGTAGACTTATCTGGGTGGAACCCATCTAAATGGTCCCTTAAAGTAGAACATAGGACAAAGAATAGAATGAAGATAACTTTTAAATTAGACAAGAGTGAGGCTGAGGCTTTCACTAATTTCCAAAATATAACTAAACCAGACGAATTAGAGGAAAGTAAATTTCTTAAATCTATTTTCTTTTTGGGTTTAGCTACACTAGAAACTAATATTTCTAAAAAGATTACGGATAAATTAGATCAGGAAGAAGAGGTTGTTATTCCTGAAGATGAGATATCAGACAATGAAAATAATTAAGTTTCTTAAAAAAGAAAACGAAATTAATAAGTTGATTAAGGATCAGAGATTGTCTGGTAAAAGAGAAGCAGTATTATTTACTTCCTTATGGGATAAATATTCAGTATCCTTATTAGATAAGTTAACTAGTAAGGGATCTAAGTTACCTATTACTGTAGTGAATTCTTTTGATACCCCGCATAGCTTTATTATATGGAATATTACTAAAGTACCTGCGTTAGTACTTCTAGAAGGTTCGGGTAAGAGTAAAAGGACTAGGGTGATTGATTATCTCCCAGACATATACAGGAGACTTGAGGTTATTAACCGTGACTAAAGAAAAATACACAAAGAAGTCTTCCGATAGAACCTACTCAGATATAGGATCTATGGTAGGGAAGCTTGTTGAGGATAAGCAAAAGGCTTATGGGGATTCGTTCGGTAGGAGTGGTAGATGCCTAATGGAGATGTTTCCGAACGGTATTAAGGTAGATCAGTACGATGACCTCCTTACTATTGCCAGGATACTTGATAAGCTTTTTCGTATAGCTAATGATCCAGATGCATTTGAAGAGAATCCTTATCAGGATATTGTTGGTTATGCGTTGTTAGCTATGCGTAGATACGGTTAATTATTTTTATTCTTCATCAACTCTTCGTAAGCATCTAGCTTCTCTCTATACTTCTTATTTTTTGTATAAATCAGTCGAAGATTATTCATTATAATCGTAGTGAAGTAATTGAACGCTTTTCCGTTCTCTGGCTTAAACTTCTCTATGGTTTTAAGAATAAGTACAAAGCAGTCTTGTTTAGCGTCATCCAGATCTACGGCAAACCCGTAAGACACTAATATATTCTGAATTAACAGATCGAACATAGAAAATAGCTCTTCCTCATGTTTTCTTGGATCTTTCTGGTATAATAAGATCAATTCCTCAAACCTCTTGTTGTCTATGTAGTGTTTCGCCATGAACCTGAATAATTTATATGCTGAAAGCGGAGTTGGTATCAACCCTCTATGTGAGGGTTGCTCCATTCTTAAGATCAACAAGTCCGAACATTGCATTGTTGATTACGAAGAAGTTAAGCCTGTAGATGTCTTATTTGTTACTGAGTCTTACGCCTGTAAAAATAATGGGAAATGTATCCCCTTACCAAAGCAAGCAAAAGACCTTATCGAAGATATTATAGTCCCACTTAAAGTTTCGTATGCGTTCTCTCCCTCTGTAAAGTGTCCTAGTGTTAAAGACGCTGACATGACCCCATCAGATAGGGAGATTTGTAGAGAGCATTTGTTTCGTACTATAGATAGCTACAAACCCAAGTTAGTGTTTGTTTGTGGTA